TACGGTGGCTCTATTGGAGCGCGGCACCAAGGTTATGTCGGCAATTCATAAGCGACTGCACTACAGCCAGAAGCTTGAGTTTCAATTGCTCGCCAAGGTGTTCGCGGAGTATTTGCCTCCAAATTATCCTTATGTATCAAAGAACGGCCCACAAGAGATTATGGGGCAGGATTTTGATGGTCGGGTTGACGTAATACCTGTATCTGACCCCAACATATTTAGCCAAAGCCAGCGGATCACAATGGCTCAAGAGCTGCTTACCATGGTTCAATCTAACCCTGAAATTCATGGCCCTACAGGCATTTACGAGGCCTACAGGCGAATGTACGCGGCGCTAGGTGTCGATGATATTGACAGCCTTATACAGCCGCCACCACCGCCCCCGCAGCCAATGCCTGTTGATGCGGGTATTGAAAATAGCGGATTCCTGATGGGACAGCCGTCTCAGGCTTTTGAACCTCAAAACCATCAGGCGCACATTGACACGCATAGGTCTTTATTCTTGACAGATGTCGTCAAGCAGAACCCGCCGCTACAGGGTGCGATAATTGGCCACATGATGCAGCACCTCCAGTTTATGGCTGGGCAGATGGTTCAGGGACAGATACCCCCAGAGCTTAACCAGCAGATGCAAGAAATGCAGGCGGCTGCCCAGTCAGGGCAGATTCCTCCTGATCAGTTGCAGCAGCAGCAAAGTCAAATTCAGATGCAGATCGAGAAGATATCTTCTCCCGTCTTGGCGCAATTGACTCAAGAGCTTTTGGAGTCTATTGGGCAGGGCAACGAGACCGATCCTCTGGTTCAAATCAGGCAGCAAGAGTTGATGCTGAAGGAAAAGGCAATCGACTCAGAGAATGAGCAGTTTGAGGCAAAACAACAGCAACGTGCTGAGGAAAAGCTTTTGGAGAATGAAATCGCCAAGCAGCGTATGAATATCCAAAGGGAGGTTGCTGATGATAAGCTAGACGTAGCTATCCGTCGCCTAGATCAACAGGCGGATTTAAAGCTGCTTGACATGCAAAACAAAAACATGGGAGGCCGATAATGCCTGATTTAATATCATCAACAAGCTATGTAAGAAAAAGAATTGAAGAACTGCGTGAAGGAAAAAGACTTGCCCGTGACGTAGAAGCTGCCCTCGAACAAAAAAAAGCCAAGGACGCTGAAGAGAAGAAGCAGAAAAGCGATGCACGGATTGCAGCCAAGATGGCTAGGCTCTCTGGGGTTGAAACTCCCGCAGCAAAAGCCCTTGAGCCTGTAGAGGTCAAGGCCGAGGAGCCTGTAGAGGTTCAAGAAGAGATTGCAGTAGAGGAAGAGCCTGTAATCAAAAAAACTCCAAAGAAAGCTGCGCCGAAGAAACCAATTGAACAAACTGAGGAAGAATGATGAAAGATTTAAGCAGAGTTAAAAAGGTTGACTCGCCAAAGAAGAGCATCAAATCAATACCCACCGACCCAGCTTTGGTTCGTCGGACAATGGGCGGAAAGATAAAAGTCATCAAGGCTCGCGGAGCTGGTGCTGCTACTCGCGGGTTTGACTTTCACGAGAAAGTGTAGTGGATGACATCGATCTGGGTTCTCGCCTAAAACGGGTAATGGGTGACCGGCGAAAACTCATCCAAGAGGTCTTGATGGATGGAATGTTGAAAGATATAGAACATTATAAATCTTTGCAAGGTGAGCTAACTGTTATAAACTTGGTGGAGGAAACAATCAGAGAGTTCTACAAGGAAATCTAAATGACAACTCCAATAACAGACTCGGCTTACGTCTCAAGCGACGAACGAGTTCTTGACCCAACCTTGCTTGAAAAATCCGCCGTCGAAAGAATGCCTAACCCATCAGGGTGGCGCATGTTGGTTCTGCCCTACCAAGGAAAAGCCAAAAGCGAAGGCGGCATCCACCTCCTGAAAGAAACGGTAGACCGAGAGGCTTTAGCCACGGTGGTCGCCTATGTTGTAAAGATGGGGCCGCTCTGCTACGGAGACACTGAAAAGTTTGGAGACAAGCCTTGGTGTGAAGAAAAACAGTGGGTGCTAATCGGTCGTTATGCCGGAGCTAGGTTCAAGCTTGAGGACGGCGGCGAAGTCAGAATAATCAATGACGACGAGGTCATTGGCACAATTATAGACCCAGACGACATAGTGAGTTTCGCATGATAGAAAATCAAAACGCAGAGCAGATGGAAGAGGAGCAAGTCTCTATTGAGGTTACCGAAGATCCGGTAGAGGGATCTGGCGGTGATGGCGATGAGCTTGAAAACTACACCAAGTCGGTTTCTAAAAGGATTAACAAGCTTAACCAGAGGCACCGAGAGGCTGAGCAAAGGGCGCAGCAGCTTGAGCAAATTGCCTTGCAGAAAGAGGCTGAGCTTCAGCAGTATCGCCAGTATTCGATTCAACAATCTAATACTGTTTTGGCTAAGGAAGAGGAGGCTATAAACTCCAAAGAGTCTCAGATCGATGACGTTTACCGCAAGGCGGTTGAAAGCGGAGACGCGGATCTCATCACCAAGGCCTCTAAGCTTCAGAATGATATTGCTATTCAGAAGGAAAAGCTTCGTGTAGCAAAATCTCGACAAAGGGCTGCTCAGGAAGAGTCTTATCAGTCTCAAGGTAACGAGCGGGTAGTTAATCACCAAGAGCAGCAGGTTCAGCAAGAGGTTACGCCAACAGAAGATGCGTTGGAGTGGCACGAAAGAAACCCTTGGTACGCGAACCAAGAGAACGAAGATGACATGAAGGCGACCCAGTACGCCTACTATGTTCACTATAATTTAGCGAACGAAGGCTTCGACGTTGGTTCCGATGAATATTACGAAGAATTGGACAGCCGCGTCGGTACGGTTTATCCTCACACTAAGAGCGCCAGTAATGGCAACTCGAAGACCGTTCAAAGTAGAAGCAGACCCGCTGTGCAAAGAGTCGCTTCAGCTACCCAAGGTGGTGGCCGGTCAAAAACACAAGGCAAAAAGAATGGCGTGAGCTTTTCTAAGTCTGAGCTAGAGCGACTCAGGAGCCTCAAGCCGCATAATATGTCTGAAGAGGCATGGTTGCAGCGAGTGGCAAAAGAGAAGCAAAAAATTGCATCAAGAGAGGCAAGCTAAAATGGCAGAAACAAAAGCAAACGCACGTTCATCCCGTGATTCGCAGTCACACGATAATCAGACTCGCAGGACACCATGGCGACCAGTCAGGTCATTAGAAACTCCCCCAGCACCGGCAGGTTATACCTACAGGTGGATCAGGGAGTCTATGCTGGGACAAGAAGACCGAGCTAATGTCTCGCGTCGAATTCGGGAGGGCTGGGAACTCGTAAGAGGAACCGAATTACCTCCAGAATGGCGTTCTTTACCAACTATGGATAATGGCCGACACGAAGGCGTGGTTTACAACGAAGGGTTGTTATTAGCTAAGATCCCTAACGAAACGATTGAAGAGCGCAGAACCTATTATCGGGCGAAGAGCAGACAAGCTACGGATGCACTGGACAATAATATGTTCAACGAAACCCGTGGTGACAGTCGTTACGTTAAATATGATCCTCAGCGCGATAGCAACGTCACATTTGGACGTAAATAGAGGTATTCAAAATGGCGAATAAAGACGCTGCATTTGGAATGAAGCCGGTCAGAATGATCGGTGGCGCACCTTACACTGGCGGACAGAGTCGATATCGTATTGCTGCGAATTATGGAACATCCATTTTTCAAGGCGATATGGTTGCTCAGGTCACCGGAGGTACGGTGGAAGTACACGCTGACGGAGGCACTGTGCCTATAGTTGGCGTTTTTAACGGTTGCAAGTACACAGACCCCACCAGCGGTGAGCAAGTCTTCAGCAACTACTATCCTGCAAGCACAAACGCTTCAGATCTCATTGCTTTCATCATTGATGATCCCGATGTGGTTTACGAAGTGCAGGCGGACGACACGTTCCCAGTTGCCGATTTATTCGGAAACTTTGACATCGTGTACACGTCAGCAGGAAGCACACAAACTGGTATTTCTGGCGCTGAGCTTGACGTAACCACTGGTGCGACCAACACGAACTTGCCGATCAAAGCGATCGACATTTCGCAAGATCCGAACAACTCGGACACGGGCGCTGCAAACACTAACGTGTTAGTAGTAATTCAAAACTCAATCTTCGGCGTTAAAGGCGCTGGCTTAGCATAAGGAGCTAAATAATGGCTATTTCAAGAGCACAGCTCGCTAAAGAACTGGAGCCGGGGTTAAACTCCTTATTCGGTATGAGCTACGACAGCTACGACCGCCAGTATGAAGAAATCTTTGCTATTGAAGACTCACAGCGAGCCTTCGAGGAAGAGGTTTTGATTACTGGTTTCGGCGGAGCGCCAACTAAAACCGAAGGTCAGGGCGTACAGTTTGACAACGCCTCTGAGTCTTATACGGCCCGGTACACGCATGAGACCGTGGCTTTGGCCTTCAGCCTTACCGACGAGGCCGTGGAAGATAATCTTTATGATAGTTTAGGCAAGCGATACGTGAAGGCTTTGGCCCGATCTATGGCTAACACCAAAGAAGTCAAAGGTGCAGATGTATTGAACAATGCGTTCGATACTGACTACACTGGCGGCGACGGTGTAACATTGATTAACACGGCACACCCCCTAGCGGGTGGCGGCACTGCTGCAAACCGTGCTACCTCAATGGCTGACTTGAACGAAACGTCCTTGGAAGATGCGTTGATTGATATCAGCACATTTACTGATGACAAGGGTCTTACGATCTCTGTTCAAGCATCAAAGCTTGTCGTACCACCTCAGTTGGTTTTTGTTGCTGACCGTATCCTGAACTCAACTTTGCGTTCTGGAACCGCCGACAATGACATCAACGCTGTACGCAACACGGGTGTATTGCCCGGGGGCTATACGGTCAATCATTACCTGACTGACCCTGATGCCTTCTTCTTGCTGACTAGCGTCACTGACGCTGGCGAAGGCCTGAAGATGTTCCAACGTACTGCGATGGAAACCACAATGGAGCCAGACTTCACGACTGGCAACATTCGTTACAAAGCCCGTGAGCGTTACTCTTACGGATGGAGTGACTGGCGTGGAATCTACGGTTCACAAGGCGCTTAATTGTTTCACATGAAACAATGAAAGGAGGGGGCATTAG